CCAAATTAGGTATGGAACGCAATAATCATTTAATAAAGTGCTATATACACCTGCTAAAGTACTATTATTAATATCGTCAAGTAATTTAGTATATAATTGAGTTGAAATAATACGTTGTAAGTAGATATCCTGTGCGGTGCTAATGGCAGTAGTTAATAACTTTGGATCTACGTTATTGTTTATATCTGTGAATGAGCGAAGTTTAGTTTCGCTTATCATTAAAGTCTGAGTAGGAGGATATGCTGGCATATTATGGATTTAATAATTGTTCTGTATCAGTTTTCTGTATTTCAGTTTCTAATGCTTTATCTTCTCCAACCTCAGCATCAATTCCTGTTACTACATCTGTTTTAGTTGAACCATCTTCAAACAAGTTAAGTTGTTGAATACCAACTGAGAAATTTGTTGCTGATGGATATTGGTATGATAACATATCTTCTACACATTGTGTGAGTATTTGTTGGTAAGGACGTAATACTGTGTTAGTAAATAATAAATAAGCATCAATTAATTCTGTTCTTCCTCCTAATTGTCCCTCTGTTTTAATACCTAACATCATAGGAGAAGTAATACGATGTGAAGTGAGTATTTTTTGTTGAACCATATCATTTAGATTCATGTAATACTCATCTGTTCCATTTGAATTTATAGGAGTAATTTGCGGAGCATTTGCAGGGCTATCAACATCGATGTACATAAGTGAACCGGCGTTATCTGTACCTGAATATTGTTCTCTTAATTGTTGCTCAATTTCAAAACGTTGATCGGGGTCTGCATTTAAGAAAGTTGTAATAGCTAACGAAGGAGTTAAGCCATTTTTTAAGTTATTGCTATGGAAATTATCAGTTTCTATATCTACTTCTATTGTTCTTAAAGCTCCTGCATAATCAGGTAAAGGATAATATTTTTGTCCTGGTTTATAAGGGCAATAAACATAAATTTGTTTTGGTTCCTCTACTCTTTTTTTAGGATTAAAAGTTGGGAGGTAGGGTAGTTCTTCAAAGGTGCCGGCGCTTTGGTACTTGTTATAAATCCCTCCTCCAATGCCATATTTGTATTTTTCAGCCCATTCGTCAGAAATAAAGTATCCTGGTATTTTACCAGCTTTTGTTTTTTCCTTTGCTCTTAACCAGCTAAAATCTACATGATATACTTCACTTATTCTACTTCTATCTTTGCTCCAAATTACTTCTAAAGCATATCCGCCATATAATTTATAATCTAATGCTATCTTTTTTAGAATATCATTCCATGATTCTTCTGGGTTAGCATTATCTAACATTTTGGTATGTTCTTTATCACATACTAATCCTTCACCTACTATACCCTCTACAACAGCATTGATACATGTATTATGAATCGAACTATTATTATATAAGTAAATTAAGTATTCTGGAAAATCATTATGTAATCCATAACGATAAAATTCACCTGTTTTTTGTTCGGTGGGATAAACTCTATCGTCCGCGTTTTGTGAATAGCTAATTTTGCTAAATTTTATTTTTTTATTTTCCATCTCTTGATAAATATTATGAAATGTTTTTAAGAATTATATGTGGTAAAATAACCATTTTCATTATTACTAGTATATGTTGTGAATGAAGCCGTTTCATTACTTGATGTATAACGTGTAAAGCTACCACTTTCATTATTACTAATATATGTTGTGAATGAAGCCGTTTCATTGTTTGATACATAATTTGTAAACGAGCCAGTTTCATTTGTTGATATATACTCAGTAATTTGAGGATTGTTAGCACCACTTACAAATATTCTAAGGATTGATATAGAATCATTTGTTAATCCAGCAGAATTCCAAGTATAATTAGCATCTTGCCAGTTTATATCACTTGTTTCCCAAGTTAATAAATCAGCATCAGCACCATAAGCGTTTAACAAATACCACCCACTTGCAGAAGGGATATATGATGATGAAATTTGAACAATTAAATAGGGAGTAGTAGTTGTTGATATTACGTTTCCTATTAATGTTTCTAGATTTTGATTATATTCACTCGAACCACTAAAATAAATAGCATCAGGTAAAGGCGATACCGGATTATTAGGAACCCAAGCAATTGTGTTTATCAGTATCGATTTATCTAAAAACATATAATGTCGTTTTTACTGCGTTTATAAACGTGGGTATAATAAGAAAGGACGGGTTTCACCGATTGTGGCGAAACTCCATCCTTCTTATTTATAAGCCATTATATATTAGGTTCCACCAAATGCAGAGCCTGTTTGAATAGTTAATGGCGTTTGGAATCTGGCGACTAATTCTGAATAAGTTGAGGCGCTAATAAACCTAGCAGATTCGTTTTCTCTTGCAGTGAATACTAAAGCGTATCCATTTCTATCACTCATCGCAGTACCTGAAGTACCGGTTGAAGTGATTAAAGAGCTTCCATTGTTCTCACCGACTAATATAAATTGACTTGTATTACCAACGTTGTTAGTTTCAACAATTATTTTAATATTAGGGTTAGAAGCAAGTAAACGAACTTGGTTTCTAGTAGAAACTTGTAATTTAAAGAATACAGCGTTGATCGTTTGATCATACATTACAGTTCCGTTTTCAGGAGTTACTGTAACTGTTTCTGTGTAATCTGAAGTTTCTCTAAACAACTCAAACTTAAAGAATTGACCACTACCAGATATACTTGTAATTAATCCTTCGCTACCAGCAGCTACACCGGTAATCGAACCACTTAGTATATAAATGTTTTTTATGGATCCTACGGCGTCTCTACATCCTAGTGTATAGCCCGAAGTTACTTGACATGGAGTTGGCATCTTTTCTTTCTAGTTTAAATTGTTAAAATTAAGCGATTTCGTTTGATACCCAAAATTCAGGATATGCAATATTAACTCCAAGTTTAGTTGCAATTCTATGCCTTAACGTGTCTGTGTTAATATCATACCAGAGTTGGAATTCACTAAAGTCACTAAGTAAATCAGTACCTACAACAATATGTTTGGAAGGACCTAATACTACTCTGTTCGAACCTTGTAAACCTACAGTACCAACTACTTTGATATTTGGAGAGAACGGATAAGCCATTTCATACAAATTCTTGCGGTTAGTTACAGCACCTGGATCGAAATAGAAGTTATTAGCACTTCTAAGACCGGTAATGTAGTTACGGAAGTTAGTAATACTCATGAAGAACGTTAAATCATCTCTGTTAGAAACGTCAGCAGATGAAGTAGCAATCATGGTATCCATGGTGTTCAAGATATTAGCGGCGCTCATAGAAGCAGCAGTAGTAGGAACAGGAACAACTCCACTAGTAGAACCAGTGATAATTCTGTTCAAGCCACTAACAGCACATGTTCCACCGAAAGTAGAAGATGAACCACTAACTTGTTGCCATAAGAATAAATCGTTTGCTTTTTGGAATTGATTTACTAACAATTCGCTATAAGCGTTTGCGAGTGCCCATGTTTCATTGTATGAACCTTTACCTAAAGAAGAAATACCAAGATATTTGGTGTCTAAATCTTTCAAGCAAAGGGCATCAAATGATGTACGAGGACAAACAGTGATGTTACGTTGGGTAAATTGAGCGGTTCCAGCAGCTGAAGATACGCAAGTTGAGTTGTTCATAGTTAATGAAACGTCAAACAAGTTGATCGGTTCAGTTCCTTTAACACCCTCTTGTACAGTTACATATTCTATTGTAGAACCACCATATACCATTTTTAATACGAGTTCGCCAGCAAGTTCATTATTGAAATTGGCTAACGAGGTGACGGATAATGACATAGTAGTTTAATTTAAATTTTAGTTAACGGGGGTTGAGATTCTTTTGGTTTTCATAATTTCTTTCATCATAGCATACCTTTTAGGGTCTACTGCGTCAACACTTTTAGTATCAACTGAGAAAGTTTTCTTTGGAAGTGTTTTTTCAACAGCAGGCTCAGCAGACATTTTTTCCATCTTGCTTTTCATTTCTGCCATTTCTTTTTTAACAAATTCCATTTCACTTTTGATTACTTCAGCAATTGCTTCAGCGATTTGAGGGAAAGTTAAAGTATCTTCTACTTTTTCACCTTCAGCGAATTTGCCATTTACAGGCTCGATAATGTCTACTTTAGTTGGATCTGGAGCAACGGGAGCACTTGAAGTGGTAGTAGTATTAGTTTCTTCAATAGCAGGAGGAGTTACTTGCTCTACCAATTCAGCTTCTTTTTCTAACTCAGTTACTACACCACCTTCAGTTTTGACTGTGATGCCACCTTCGAGTTCGTGGTAGCCGTCTGGAGCAGATAATTCTTGTCCTTCTGTTGTTTTAACTTTTACTTTAGCACCTAACACTAAGTCTTCACCTTCAAATATAAGAGTGAAAGCACCATTAATGTCTTTAAGTTCTCCAAATTTAGCTTCTACCAAATTAAAGTAGTTTTTCACTAATTCTTTTAATTTGTTCGCATTCATTTATTTTGGATTTAGTTAGTTAATAATTTGGAATATCTCCTTGGATACATATCCTGAAAAAGCATTCTACCCCTCTGTTGGGTTTTGCATTTTTTCAGTATATCTTTTAGCAAGAATTTTATTTTGACAAACTTTAACGAAAGCAGGGCTACGATAAGAGTTACCTGGCTTATTACCAGCAAGAGTATTCATACATTCAGTCATCTCTTCTGGTGTGATTGAAGCAAGTTCTTCATTAGTTAAATCACGTGATGTTCTAAGTGATTCGAATTTTTCAATGTTTTGGTTTTTCATTTCTTGTTTGTTTAATTGTGTATAACATATGGCAGATGCTTGTTCTGTATCTTTACCTTCATCTACCAAAAAGGAGATACAACGAGATAAAAACTCGTCTTTGGATTCAGCTAAATTACGTTGTGGAATAGGCATATTAATATGATTTAATTAATTCTAGAAACATCCCCTCCACTGAAAAGCCTTTAATTTCTTTATTTTTTATTTTTTTCCAAACATCTTCATTATCTATTTTATACATTCCTACCCAAGTGCCTTTAGTATATTGTTGATTGTATAAATTAGATTTATCATGCTCAGGATCTTCTACAATCCAAGTTTCTATTAGTGAAACTCCATCAATAGAAATACCATCATGTTCAATACTACTAGAATGAATATTTCCATCCTTCATGAATTTCTCAGCGAGTTTATTGATTGTTTCTTCGGTAAAATAAACGAAATATTCTTCATCATTTTCCTCATCATATCGACGAATTAATTTATTAGGCTCCATAAGAGCTCCAATTAATCTACGTTTTTCAACAGGCTCATTTACATAAGTTGGTAATGTTCCTACTTCTAAATCAAATTCCTGAGCAAATATATGTTTGAATATTTCATGTTCTATATTGCTAAATGAATAATCTTTATCTATTTCTTTAATTGATAAGGGCGTTTTGAATTCTTCTCCTGCTTGTCTTAATTTCTTTTCAGCCCAAGGCAATGCAGCTTCTCCACCCCACAATAAATAACTAATATATCCACAAGCATCATAATCTCTCCTATCACGTGCTAATTCATAATTGTCTTTTTGACGAATTAAAAACGAACGCATTCTACGAATTGTATCTAGAGATAATTTTTCTCCATTTACTAATTGTTGAGCTCTTACTTTACCAACTTGAGTTGCACATTTATTATCTATTGCTTCATTTCGTTTAATCCCCATAGCCGCAGCATCAATAGCCGATTGTGGATAATCATTATAAGTTTCAAAGTAATATTTTTGAGCACTAAAAGCATAGAAATCCTGTTCGATTGCGGGTTCGCCCACTAACGATACTACATCAATTCCAGCTTCTGGTTTTTCATTAAGTGTAAGTTCTACTATTTTCATTTTTGATACATATTTTAAAGTCTTCTACGAGCATTTAATGCGCTTTCTGCTTCTAATCCATTACTAACATCACTAGCAACTACATAAGCACGAATAGGGGTATTTGGTGATGTTGTTGGGGCTCTCATAAATCCAAAGGGATTATTTGAACTACCGGTTCTATTACCTGGATCAGCTGGATTTGGTATCGGTTGTAAGAAATTACCTCCTCCTATACCACTTAATCCTGTTCCTCCTCCTGCTCCACCACCACCACCTCCACCAAAACCACCGGTACCAACATCACTTCTAATATATTTTTGTTTTTTAATTAAATTAATTTGGGCAGCAGTATTTGCTAATACTAAAGCAGCTAATATACCACCTACAACAGGACCGGCAATAGGACCAAGTGAAAAAGCGGTAGCAAATGCAGTAGCAGCACCCGATAATCCAGTAATTGTAGCTTCTGCTATTTGATATTTTTTAGATCTTTCAAAGTTTTTTTCCTTTTCATCTTCTAATTTTTTATTCTTTTCTATTTCTAGTCTTTGTAATTCGGCAGCTATTTGTTCTTCACTACCTACTACTCTACTAGCTCTTTCCTGATATTCAGCTTCAATTTGATTTAATCTTAGTTCGTGGTTTGCTCTTTGGATACCACTTAAAGCATTTATAGCAATACTAGCTAATTGAGCGTATTTGTTTACTTCTTCTATAAATTTTGCTATTTCTTCTTGAGCAGCTTCAAATTGAGTTTTTGCTCCATCAATAAATGTTTCAGCAGCTACTTTGTTTATTGCAGCTAAAGCC